GGGCTGGTCTACCTCAACACGCTCTACGACTACATGGGCAACACCAACGGCACGTTCTCGGGGCAGGTCTCCTATCCGAACAACGGCGTCATCATCTACGACACCGATGGCTGTGTGGATCTCTCAGGCTCGGGCAACGTCGCAGCCGGTGCGCTCTCCCTGCCGCGTCCTTTGTCCTCGCCCAACTTCGGCGGCATTGACTTCTGGGTGCTCGGTCAGCAGACCAGCCTGAACCAGATTGCCCAGGTCTATTTCAACGGCACCGTCTCAAGCTCGTACTCGGTAGTCCTCTCGGTGGGCAACGCAGGCGTCTTGCACTGCTTCATCGGTGGCTCGTCATCGGCGGCAGCCTCAAGCAGCAACTTCATCAACGACGGCTACTGGCACCACGTCGGGCTCGCCATCATCTCGGGAACGCTGTATCTCTATTGCGACGGAGTGTTCTACTCCACTGGTCAGATTGCGACGGAGATTACCTACCCGACTGGTGGCATCGTCATCGGCGCAAACGCCTCCAACGTGTTCTCCTACAACGGGCAAATAGACGAAATCGTCATCTCTAGCGTGGCCTCGACGGTTCCCACCGAAATCCAGCAGCGTTACCGCGCAGGCTCCATGCTTCAGTTGGGCTACCCCGTCACGCCGAACAAGTGCTACTCGGCAGACCGCATCGGGGAAATCCTGACCCTGGCAGGCTTCGGCACGATTACCGGCGGAACCTCAAGCGCCCAGGCTTCCCTGAGCGTCCCTCAGCTCGTCATTGGCAACGGCCCGAACACCGCCGGAACCACCCCCTACTCCTACGGCTCTGGGCAGGGCGCAGTCGCCACCGAACCGTACTACTGGGACAGCCCCATCAACGGATCAACGGCGCTCGACCTCATCCAGCAAATCACCGACACGGACATTGGCTCGTTCTACCAGTACCGCGACGGGCAGTTCCACTTCAACCCCCAGACGTACTACGGCACATGGTCATTCACCCCAGCCTCTACGCCGGTGGGAACCCCGACCTACTCATGGACGAAGGGCAGTTACGCCAACGTCAATACCATCTCGGACGATGACTCCGGCTACCCCTACGAAATCAACGGCCTAGACATTCTCACCGATGACGTAGACCTCTGGACTACGGTACGCATCACCCCTCAGGCTGGCGTAGACCAAATCTACGAGAACACCGGCAACGAGGGTCGCTGGGGATACTCAACCCTGAGCAAGTCCTCCACCGTCTCGTGCTCGCTGGCCGACGCGCAATCAACGGCCTACTTCCTCGGCTACATCTTCCGCACTCCGCTCCCCCGAGTGAACAGCGTTACGCTAACGAGTGAGGTGACGGTGGGCGGTGTCGAGGGATACAACCTGCCAGTCATGCTGGGCGCAAACTTCGCCGACGTGATTGCCTTCCGACGCACCCCTCCCAACGCCGGAACCTCGCCCTACATCAACCTGCAGATGGCAGTCGAGAGCATCACGCACGACTTCAGCGCCGACCCTGGCTACTGGCACACGACGCTGACCCTCGACCCGTACCCCGTGAGGAACTAATGGCAATCAAGAACACGACCACCTACGGCGCACAGCTCACTTCCCTCGGCGACGGATCGGATAGTTCGTTCTGGCGGCAGGGTGGCGCGTGGAGTTCAGGCACCCCCACGAACGCCGGTATCAGCATCGGCACGGCCTTTTCGGGCAACCCCTACCTCGCTACGGTCGGTCTGGTGACGAACGCCAACATCTCGGGCTTCTTGACCTACCTCGTCACGTTCAACCTCGGCGCAACGGCAGCCGCCCAGCCTGCGACGGGTCTGTTCGTAGGGCTGGGCAACGGAGCCTCATCCACGCCGTTCTACAGTTACGAGATTGGCGTCTTGGAGAACTCGGGTCAGCAGTTCTCGGGCTCGTACATCTACCAGCCTGGCAGCATCCAGCCCTTCTACCTGACCCTGCAGGCAAAGACCGCAAGCGGAACCGCGACCCTCGCGTTCGGCAGCATCACCGTCATCGGCATCAACTAAGGAGCATCATGTCCGACACACGCAACGCAATCGTCGAGTGGGCGAAGTGGGCGCACGACAACAAAGCGCACTTCAACTACACCGAAGGCCCCGAGCGCATGAGCGCCATCGGCGTCTATCCCCCCAAGTTCCCCATCAACGCTGACTGCTCGGCGTTCGTGACGTGGTGCTACTGGATCGCGGGCGCACCAGACCCCAACGGCCTGCACTACGACCACGAGGGCTACACCGGAACCCTGCTTCACGGGCTGGAAATCCCCCGCGACCAAGTCCAGCCTGGCGACGTAATCGTCTATGGCCCTGGCACCGGCTGGCACACCGCGCTCGTCATCGAGGCCGGAGCCGACCCCCTCACCATCTCACACGGCCAGCAGGGAGACCCCAGCCTCGTCCGAGTGAGCCAAGACGGACGCCAGCCCCAGCGTTACCTGCGCTTCAAGACCGAAGGCACCCCTCGCTACCCCGACACCAAGCCGGTCGCGCCTGCCGCGCCTGCCGCCGTCGCACCCCAGCCCGTCGCTGACCTGACGCACATCCAGAGCGCACCACAAGCCCACCAGACCCCCCTAGAAGCCCCTGTCGCGCCCGCCGCGCCGCAGGTTGAGGAACCAGCCACCAACAAGGCGCACATGGGCTGGCCTCTGATCAAGGAAGTCGAGGCCGTTATCGAGGCCGTTATTGAAGGCCCTGCCGCATAATGCTTGGCCTAGACCTAAACTCGTTCAACTTCTGGGTTCAGTTGCTCGTCTCCATTGGCTTCCTGCTCGGTTTCGTCTGGGGAGGCGTCAAGGTGGTCAATCAAATCCGCATCATGCTTCATCACGGCATAGCGACCAAAGCGTCTGACCTCGCCGCCGAGAAGCTCATCGAAGAAATCGAAGAAATCAAGAAGCAGTACCGCCCCAACTCGGGCTCGACGATGCGCGACGCTATTGACCGCATCGAGAAGACACTCGGACGCCTCGACGTGAAACTGGACACGGTGCAGAGCGAACTGGACAAGCACCTCGGCTGGCACTCGGCGGATAAGTAATGCTCCGCAAGCAAAGCCACTGGGACTTCCACCCGCACGTCCGTAGCGGCGATGACCGAACCTTCGGGGAGCGGTGCGCCGACGCTATGCGGCACGGCATGGGCTCGTGGCCCTTCGTGTTCGGCTTCATGGGCGCGATGGCTGTGTGGATGGCGTACAACGTCATCGCAGGCCGCCCCTTCGACCCGTACCCCTTCATTCTGCTCAACCTCTGCCTTTCAACGCTGGCAGGTCTGCAGGGGGCAATTCTGCTAATCGCCGCCAAGCGAGCGGATCGCATCTCGTCGGAATTGGCAAAGTACCACCTCGAAGTTAGCGAGAGCATCAAGCAGATGCTCGCCGACCACAAGCAAATGCTAGAGGAGTTGGGCAAATGAAGGTCTGGCTTGACGTGGCGCTCTACTCGAGCATCGGGTCGGTCTGCATGGTGTTCCGCGACATCCTGGCAACCGTCCTGACCAAAGCAATCGCACAGGGCAGGCACAAGCTCGCAGGCAACATGGACGGCCTCAGCGACATTGTGAACATCGTGCTCGCTTCCTATTCTGGGGTACAATTGGTACACCTCGGATGGCGTGGCTGGCTCGGCATTATCCCGATAGGCGTAGTCGGTAAGTACGTCACACAACACGCACCAAGTGGTCGCACGAGAACCTCAACGAAGGAGCCTAAATGTCAGTCTCACTGACCAACCTAGTAGCACCCACAATCGCCGAGACAAAGTCTTGGACTGTAGACCAAATCGCTCAGGGCTACAAGACGGATCAGCGTTTCGAGGTCTACAACCTGCGCTCGCTTCGTGAGGTAGATGCCACCGGCGCTATTACCACGTTCCCACTCGGAACGCACGGCCCTTTCGTGCTTCTTGTGGACAGCGAACAGATCCTCTGCGGCGACGCTGACTACGACACCCAGAGCGTTACGGTCTACAACTCCTCGCTCGGCAACGGACGTGGCTACTCAGGTACGACCATCGCAGCTCACACCCCAGGCGGCTCAGGCACTCCGAACGTGACGGTGGTCTCGACCTCAACGTCTCCCCAGCCTGTCGTACCTACCGCCAGCACCGTGACCCTGACCTCGGGAACGGCAGTTCAGAACACCGCCTCGACTGGTGCGATCTACTACATCGGCATCACCGGCGGCACGGCTGGAACCGTCTCAGTCGCCATTGGCGCAACCTCGGCAACCGCAACCACCATCATCCCTGCTGTGGCTGGTAACGCTGCGAACTCGCAGACCCTGACCGTTCAGGTTCCCACCGGCTGGTACATCAAGGTCACGACCTCGGTGGCCACCATCAACGCATCAACCGTAATTGTTACCCAGAGCATCTAAGGACTAACTAATGGCACTACTCGCCGTCGCATCAGAGAACACCGCCATCTCAGCAGTGTTCGTCCCCTCGACCACCTACTACTTGAGCCTGCACTCGGCAACGCCTGGTCAGAACGGCGCGAGCGAAATCACCGGCGGCTCCTACGCCCGTCAGGTCATCCAGTTCGGCGCGGCCTCGGGTGGCGCGGAGAGTTCCACCGACAGCCAGACCTTCACCAATCTCCCTGCAGAAGCCTCGGGCATCCCCTACTTCGGCATCTGGACGGCGGCAACGGGTGGCACCTACCTCGGCGGTGGCACGACCACCGGCTTGACGGGCTCGCTCCCTTCTGGTATCTCGGTGAACTTCGCCACTGGTGCGGTCACGCTCTCGTTCTCGTAGTGGAAGCCACGCCCGAGTTCAACGGCGTCGCCAACGCCACCTACACCCTGCCAGAACCGCCTAAAGAGGACTAACCAATGGACGCCCTAAAGAACTTCGCCTACTCGCTCGTCGCTACCCCACCCTCACCGGCCACGTCCGGCACGTCTCTGGTGGTCACGGCTGGGCAAGGGGCGCTGTTCCCTGCGGCTCCGTTCGACGCAACTATCTGGCCTGCTGGCGTTCAGCCCCTCTCGACGAACGCCGAAATCGTCCGAGTCACGGCGGTCAGCACCGACACATTCACGATTACCCGAGCCCAGTACGGCACAACGGCCCAGAGCATCACGGCTGGCTACCAAATTGCCCAGACGATTACAGCAAACTTGCTCAACCAGTTGAACATCGTCTATCAACAGCAATCAACGGTGCGAGCGACATCAACTTCGACGTTCACGCCAGTCATCGGCTCTTACTACCCAGTGGACACAACGAGCGGAGCAATCTCGGTCACTATGCCAACCGGCATCGGCGGTGGCTCAGTCATCGGCTTTCAGTTAAAGGCTGGCACGAACGCACTGACGATTAACGCTGGTAGTGGGCAGACAATTAACGGCTTCAGCTCAATCACACTCACCGCCGTTGGTCAGAGCATTTACCTGCAGTATTACGCCACTGGCGCAACGTGGGAAATCCTCTCCGGCGTGGAAATCCCAGCGAGCGCAACCGGCTTCACGGCTGGTGGCGACCTCACCGGCAACTTCCCAAATCCCACACTTGTTGCTACGGGCACCGCTGGAACGTACGGGTCAGCGACCGCCGTACCTTCAATCACCACCGACTCGAATGGGCGCGTGACGAGCGTCACTACGTCCGCGCCACTTGACGCAACAAAGCTTCCGCTTGCTGGCGGCACAATGTCTGGCGCTATTGCTATGGGCGGAAACGGCATCACGGGCTCTGGCGAAATCGTCGCAACTGACTTCAAAGTCACTGGCCTCACGGGTGCGACCGCCAGCTCGTCGCGCCTCGTCGGAACCACCACCTCAGGAGCGCCCACCTCAGGAACCTTCACGGCTGGCGACATTGTGGCCGACCAGACCGGAACCTTCTGGCTCTGTGTCTCTAGCGGTACGCCTGGCACTTGGACAAACGAANTCCCCAATTCCCTCGTGAACCGCTCCGCAACGGCAACCGCAGGCNTNGGCGANTTCACCATCTACGGCACCTCGGGAACGTCAGGCCAGACCATCACGCTCCCCGCCAACCCGCAGAACGGCGCGATCTACCAAATCAAAAACCTCTCGCCCTACACCGTGAACATCCTCGGTGGCACGAACTCCATCTCCGTCTCGGGCACCGTCTACGGAGCCGCTACGCCTTACACTATCCCCCTCAACGCCGCCTACTCGTTCGCGTTTAGCGGAGGCGTCTGGTACTGCTTCTTGACCACCGACCTCGCCAAGCAGTCGGGCGTCCTCCCCATCGCCAACGGTGGCACCAACTCCGCGACCGGCGCACTTCCTCTGACGGGTGACGTGACTGGAACCGCCACTGCCTCGGTGGTCGGCGCTATTCAGGGCAAGAGCATCACCTCGACGCAGGCCACCGTTCTGTCGCAACTCCCCTCTACTACCGTCACGCACAACACCGCGAGCAACCCCACCGTCACGGCTGGCGAGTTCTCGGTAGTTCCCTCGTCGGGCGTTACGGGTGCGCTCACCCTTACCCTGCCCTCGGCTCCGGCAAACGGCACCATCAATTACATCTACAACCAGAACGTCACCTACTCCATCACCCTCGCCGCAGGTGGCACGGACAAAATCCAGTACGGCTCTAGCAACGTGTCCTCGGTGTCGCTGGCCTTCCTCTATCCGGTCTGCTACGTCATTGAGTATTACGGTGGCACTTGGTACGCCATTGCTGGCCCCTTCAACGGCATCACAGGAAGCGGCGCGTCAGTGTTCGCCACCAGCCCGACGCTTACCACGCCGACGCTCAACGTCCCCACGCTCAAGTCGGCACTGGAAACGGCCTACGTTGATACGACCGCGCTGAACGGAACCTACAACGTCTACGTCTCGACCAACGGCTCGCTTATTCTGAACACCGGAACGCCAAGCGCAAACTTCACGTTCAACGTGGCCTCGACCTCAAGCGTCGCGCTGAACACCCTGCTCGCGGTCGGTGGAGCCGTCACCTTCACGGTGCTGGTCACGAACGGATCATCAAACGCCTACTACCTCACCGGCATCTCGGTAGACGGCACCTCGCAGACCGTGAACTGGCAGGGTGGCTCCGCTCCCTCGACCCCAGCCCTCTCGACGATGTACGCCTACACCGTCACGATTATCAAGACCGCCGCAAGCACCTACACCGTTCTCGCTTCCCAGACACAGTTCTAATGCCACTCACCTCAACCCGAGCCTCGAACACAGCGCACGCACTTGGCGAGTTCTACTCGTTCTCGCTGGACTACCTCGTCATCGGTGGCGGTGGTGGCGGCGGTGGCTCGGGGTCGGGTCGCTTCGGTGGTGGTGGAGGTGCAGGCGACCTGCTTCAGACCGCGACCTTCGCCACTGGTGGAGTGACCAGCCCCAAGCTCAGTGGCATCACCCCTGGCACAGTCCTCTACATCCGTGAAGGAGTGCCGGGCGGTGGCGGAACGGGTGGCTCAACGCCGAACCCTGGCACAGTGGGCAACCCCTCGTCTATCGCCTACGGCGCAACTGGCAATCAGAAAATCATCATTGCCAACGGCGGTGGCTTTGGTGGTCTGGGTAGTACCTCAGGAACCAACGGTGGCCCAGGTGGCTCCGGTGGTGGTGGTGGTAGGGCCAGTGGTGTCGGTGGCTCGGCATCGGGAACCAACGTCTACGCCGGAGGAACAGCCGCCTCGGGTTCCGGCGCAGGTGCCGGTGGTGGTGGTGCTGGCGGTGCAGGAGCCTCAGCCGCAACCGGCGGCGCAGGACTGGCGAACACGATTACCGGCTCATCAGTGATTTACTGCATCGGTGGATCCGCAGGCTCGACCTCTGGCCCCTCGACCTACGGGTGCGGTGGCTACGCTGGCAACGCAAACTCCACCGGCGCAAACGGCAACTGGGGCGTGGTCATCATCTCTTGGCTGGCCTCGGCCTACAATGGAACGCCCAAGTTCAACGGCACCGTCCCCGCTACGGTTCAGACCAACGGCATCTACAAGTACGTCGTGTTCGACTTCAACATCATGAACTCGTCCACCATCACCTTCTAGGAGGCTCTAAATGCTTGGAGCCAACTGGCTAGGCGCAGCGTACCTCGGGCAACTCTACGCAGGGCAAACGCAATACCACGCGACTGGCTCGGCCACCGGCACCTTCACCGGCACCGCGACGGCAACCGCCACCCTGCCTCTCACCGGCTCGGGGACTGGCTCGTTCAGTGGTGCGACCTCTGGCGCGGTCATCGCCACCGGCAACGGCTCGGGGACATTCTCGGGCTCGGCTACCGGCTCGGCAACGCTNNCAGCGACCGGCTCGGGCAACTACACNTTCAACGGATCAACAGCCGACTACATCGTGGTCACGGCCTCGGGTCACGGCNCGTTCTCCGCAACCGCCCAGCCTCGCCTGCTTGCCACTGGAACCCTCTCAGGCTCGTTCTCAGGCTCGGGAACTGCCACCTACTACTCCCCAGCCTCGGGAACGCTCACAGGGGCGTTTAGCGCGTCGGGGGCTGGCACCCACTACCGCCCCTCCCCTGGCACCGTTGAGGGAACCTTCTACGCCGGATACGTCAAGGGCGTCGCGCTCTCAGCCACCGTCGAGGGAACGGCCTATCAGGGCGCAGTCACCGGCACGACCTACCAAGCAACCGTCGAGGGAACCGCCTACGCCGGAACTGTGAAAGGAACCACCTACCAATGAGCAACTCCTACACCTTCTTCGAGGGCGCGTCCCTGCAGCTCACGACTGCCGACTACCCCTTCACCAGCATCTCAGGGACGGTCGTGAACCCTGACGTGGTGACGCTCCAGGTC